TAGCACATCTTTTGCCAGCTAGATCATTCCACTGTGCTTTCCAGTACCTGTAGACTTTATTATGGTGGTTATTTATCAATAATCCAACACCACAAACACCTGAAGTATTTGTTTCTCTGAAACTTTGGTTTCTAGAATTTGTTTTGCTACTAACTAACCGAAGGTTACCAAGTTTGTTGTTCAAGGAGTCCCTGTCTATGTGGTCAATCTGCATACCGGAAGGTATAGGACCAAAGTGCAGTTCCCAGATGATCCGATGAACTCTGTATCTTTTACCATTAGCACTTGTTGAATAGTATGGAACACCATCTCTAGAGCCAAGCGACCCGGCAGGGCACCCTTTGTACGCTTTTACTATAGAATAATTCGCACCACTCATCCAGTCTTTGGCCCTACAAAGTCCAGTAGGGCTTGTCTCGTCATAGTAGAAATACTCTAACCAATTCGTAGGTTTAGTGGACATCTTTCCAACTCCCTTCAAATGCTGCCTTGGCTTCTCCATTTAGAGGGAGAGCTAATTTAAGAATTTCACCTGCCTTGACCATAGCCTTAACAGACAATTCTTTGATCTTATCTTGAACACCGTCCTCGACTTCCCAACTGTACTCATCATGTACCATAGAAACCCTTTTAACAACCTTACCATCAACCATGTAATACGGTCTCCCAACCTCATCCAGATAGAAATCCCCTAACCAGTTATCTAGCAGACATGCAGCATAGGACATAGAAATCGCCCCTAGTCCCTGCCCAAGGCATGACAGCAGGACATTCTTGCCACGAACAGATACGATTCTACCATCAATTGCAGGGATAAATTTCTTGTTACCTGTTGTTTCAAAGTATTTCTCTACGGACTGTTTTAGAAGACCAAGACCCTTGTTCTGTTCCCAATAATTATCAAAAGCCTTCTTACCTTCTTCTTTACTTAGACCAAGGCTAGAAGCTAGTTTAGGTGCTCCACCTCCGAACGCAAGAAGGTAACTTCCCGTTTTTGACTTATTACGCCACGTCTTAAATCGAGGATCTTCCTTGTTTTCTTGATTATTGATATCAAATTCTCTATGTAAGTGAGGAAAGAAGGCAAATGCGTTGAAACTGTGAGGATCACCCTCTGTTTGTAACCTAGCAAAAGCTCCGTCATCATACTTGTAGGTGTAGTGACTTAGTGTTCTATTCTCCAGACTCGAACAGTCCGCCCCAACATACCAGTAACCATCTTCCACAACAAAAAGATCACGCATCTCTGCACCAAGTAAAACTTTCGGATCAGCCTTTGGACAGTTGACAACTACCCTGTGCTTTACCCGGCTTGTTGGAGCATACCCGGAAATCTCTGCACTTAACCTGCCATCAAATTCGATTCTCCAATTGTTTAACCAACCTGTGACTACTCCTAGTCGATTTCGCAAGCTAAGGAATTTAACTACCTTGGCTGGAATTTCACCATCTAGCTTCAGCAGATTAGGACAAAGCTGACCTGCGTGGTTAATCTTAGGTGTAGTCTTGATGAACTTGTTGTTAGCATCCTTCAGATTCTTACCATCTGGACCCTTCTGAAAGTTCCAATAATCATCGCTCGGAACCCAACCATTCTCTAGGAAGTAATCCTTGAGTTCTTGGCTGTCTTCAATCTCCATAGGTAACTTCACAGGTAGAATTGCATTACTTTCTAGAGGTACTTCTAAACCATAAGCTTTGATAGTACCATCTTCAAGAGTCGCATTGTGCTTTTCAAGCCACTTAACAAGATTGCCTGAGTAACTTCCGTCTTTGTTGAATGGTTTACTTGGTTGCTTATAGAAAGGTTGTTCAGCAGCCTTTAAAGGTCGTTTAGGCAACAAAGGGTCAACTTCATCCTTGATTACCTTCATGCGCTCTTGGATATGCTTTTGCAAAGCCTCTGCTCGTCCCTTATGGAACTTGATTCCTGTGTAAGCTTGTGCAGAGTACAACCAGAAATCCTTCTGCATTTGTCGGAATGACTTATGCAGCCAGTTAGCTTCACCGTAGCGTTCTTCAGCCTGTCTCCATAGCTTCTTAATAGCTTTGATACTTGCATCAACGTCTCTGTCGCAGTAAGGTTCCATTAGAGGGTGCCAGAAGGAGAATTCATAACCTTTTGGTGCATCTTCAGGCATAGCCCTTGCACGGATCAAAGAATTACGGTAGTCAATCTTACCATCTGCGTTCTCTTCTCCACCAGACACGTACTCAAGTGAATGCCGGGGTTGATTAGGGTTCAAGTACATACTCAGGACAAACCCGTCAATGAACTGAACAGGTTTACCAGCCCACCAATCCTTGCCTTCTTTACCGCACCTTGGTTCAATACCTAGTAGTTTCCAAAGAAGCCAAAGGTCATACCCTAGAATATTCCAACCAGATACGATGCAGTCGTCAGGGTAGGATTCAAGCCAGTCAATGATCTTTACTTGAACTTCTTCGTAGCTTTCCTTAAAAGGGTAAACACGAAGTTCCTTTTCAGAGTTCATATCTTTGAACTTAATGTACCAAATCTTCTTAGCTTGCAAGTACAGGTTATCTGCTTCAGCGTCAAAACAAAAACCTTCTAGCTTCATTTGTAATCCTTTAGTTAAAATTCATGCACTTCATCCTCTGCAAGAATCACTTCCCATGTATTCTCATCAATCGTAAACTCATCTGCTACACCGAGATAAGACCACGGGCGATTCTTCAGAACTGTAAGGCGTACTTTACCACGGCTTCGGTCTGGTTTAATCTCTGGTTCAAGTCCAAGGATGATAAAAGACAACTGCTCAAGGCTTGCTGAACCTCGCATTGATTCCTTAGTTACCTTAACCCAGAATGGCTTGTCCTCTTCTCCCTTTGGCGGCTTAAAACCATCAGCATTGCTTCGGTTAATGTGAGACACAGCAATGATGCAGACTTCATTAGCTGCACAGAATGCAGCAAGCTCTGTCATTACGATATCAAGTTCTTTTCGTTCATTGTCAACGATAGATCCACTCACCACCAAGCTCAGGTGATCTAGTAGAATATACTTGCAGCCCTCTACAAGGTGCATATGTTTGATCTTGGACATTAATTCAGAAATAGGTAGACTACCGAAGTGCCCAAGCATGATTAGTTTATCATCATTAGCAATACTGTCATAGGCTTCTTTAATCTGCTCTAAACTTGCGCATTCTAGTGGCTTATCCTTGAACTTCAAATAATTAACCTTTAGCTTTGCAGCAACCATTCGTTGAAGAGTTTCCTTGTTAGTCTCTTCAAGATAGATCATACCAACCTTGTAACCAGTCTGCATAAAGGCACTGGCAAAAATACTTGTTGTTGTACTTTTACCTACACCGCTAGGCGAAGTCAGTAGAATCAGTTCACGAGTTCGGAAGCCATGAATCTTATCCATCAACTTAGGGAAACAATCTACATAGACACCTTCTGGCCTTGGCTCAAGAAGTTCTTCGAGAGAAATATCACTAGCTTTGATAATCTTTTCAGCAGAGTAAGGACGTTTACTAAACTGAACCAGCTTCGCAAGTTCCTGCGACTTACCAGCCTGAAGGTAATCAGAAGCATCCTTAAAGCCTTCGTCAGGCACTACAGTCATCAAGCTGATACCTGAGCTTACGAAAGCACTGGCAACAGCTTCACGGGCTTCGTGACCCTTCAAGATTCCCTTCTTGGTTTCAGCAGGTGTGCAGTAATCATCATCAAAGAAGATGGTCAGACTATCATAGGTCTTAACATAAGGTTCATTATGCAAGATACTCTCTACTGCATTACCTGTACCTAGTGGAATGCTCACCACCATTGGTTCAAGACCTTCGTACTTGGTCCCCTTTACATTATCTACAAGGGCTTGGAATACACTCAAGCAATCCCATTGACCCTCTGTAATAATCAGGTTTGTTCGCTTGCGGTTCAGACCTTCGGTTTGTTCTTGACCGAACAACTTATTTGAAATAGCAACAGAGCCCACAGCAGTCCAGTGAAACTTCTCTTCCTTTGGTTTAGTGACATCTTGTTTAGAGAAACCTACGATCTTACCTTTTGAATTATAAGAAGGGAAGTAATAAGCTTCAATAGTCTTGCCGTCAGTTTGGCTAACAGCAGCACGTACACCAAACTTTTCACAAGTCTCTTTTGTGATACCTCGTTCCTTAGCTTCTAGGAAAGGGTACTTCAGGATATCTTCTACTGTTTCTTTTGACTTGGTTTCCATATCAAATTCCGATCCTAGTTTTTTACCAGCTTTAAAATAACTCATCCAATTCCTTTTAGAAATTAAACGAAGCAGTGAAAAGAGTCAGTGAACCATCATCATAGACAGCGCACCCATCACTGCTTCCGCAATTATCACAGCTTTTGTGATACTTATAATTTGCCATCTAGATCCTTATTAATTACTCATATCAAGTTCCGACCTAATAGAAATATAGACAGGAAATCTGGGCACCCCATCTTGCATACCTACTTCGAAGTACTTCACCTTAGCCAATTGACCTAGGAGGCTTTCTCGCTGATCCCAGAGGCTCTTTCGGGTAGCACCATCAAAGCCTGTACCTACACCGAAGATTGTACCTGAAGGTGTCTTACAAAGCAGTGCTCCCAAGGTATCCAAAGCTACAAGACCTTCCTTGGAAGTGCTACGAGAAGTCCTACCTAGTTCATTGATTACAGCTTCGTTTGCGTTGTGGTACTTAGGTTCAAAACCTACAATCTCAAATTCAGAATCAACAAATAGCTTTCGCTTCAGAAGTTGCTGAGACTTAACTGTGCTACGACCGAACTTGTACTTACCATCCAAGGACTTCAGCATTGTTCCTTCAAAACCATTGTCTAATGACTGGCTCTCAAAATCAGTAAGGTGAATTTCATCGTGAATTTTTACCTGACTTACAACCCAAACTTCCTTTGGTAGTTCATCCTTGACCTGCTTCTGCAATAGTTCCTGGTAACGCTCAAAAGCTGTCTTTGTTTCATCAACAATATCAAAAGCAAAGAAGGTAAAATCTTGAACCTTGTCAATTGACATGACAACTGAAGTAGTCTTACTGAAGACCAAAGGATCAGTTTCGGAACCTACAATAAACTCCCCGTCAAGGCCC